CTTTCTGCCTTTATGATACAAAAAAACAGGCACCTGAAAGTGCCTGAAAAGTGTCAGAAAAGTGCAAAAAGCCCCCTGCCAATTAAGGCAGGGGGTTAAATAGCTCCTGTGCAATTTTGTGGTATGCTCTACACCTATACCGCTTGACAGTATCTACGGACATATTACGCTCTATAGATACCTGCACACAGCTTTTCCGGCGCACGTCGCAATCTATGACGATCATTTCCTCGGTCTCTGGGAGTAAAATCGATTCCACGAGGGCAATAGCGCGCTTTGGCGGCAAATTTGATAAAAAATTTCTTACGGCCTTGTGGTTGCTGTTCATCGGCAAAACAATAGCCGTGGAGGTGCGGATGCTTATGCACGGGCGCAAGGTCGGCGTAGTCTTATCCTTTGCGCCATCCAGATTTCCGTTATTTCAGCAGGAAATTCCAGCTGGCGGCACCGAGGATACCGTCCACGCCGAGGTCGTGGTCAGCCTGCATCTTCCGCAGACCGGTCTCCATCTTGGGGCCAAAGAGTTTGTCGCCGTTCCAAATTTCATCCGGGTAATAGCCCTTGTCCTTCATCAGCAGCATGGCGGCCCGGACATCGTTGCCCTCCATGCCACGGCGCAGCATACGCAGTTCCATGTTGATCGTCTCCTCCTTCGTCGTCGGTGCGGGTGCGGGCTTGGGCTTCTCATCCAGCAGCGCCTTGACGCTGGCCTTGAACGCCTCCCACTCCGCATTGTTCTTCCCTGCCATCTGCCGGGGGCAGGACTTCCCGGTCACGTCGTAGTGCCGCAGGACGTAGGTGTCCACACCGGAGATGCCCAGCAGCTTACACAACTCCGCCGTCAGTGCCGCAGCGTTGGCCTTGGTGCGCTCGGAAACATGGTAGTTCCCGGAGCAGCACATCTCGATGGAGATGCTGTTGGTGTTGCGGCAGAGGGGATGTACCGGAGCGGGAGAGCCTACCGCCCACGCCCGGTCACAGGCCGGTACGGACTGGTAAATGCTGTCCTCATCCACAAAGTAGTGTGCGCTGGCCTCCCGGTCGCCGCCTGCGAAATACTTGCAGTTGGCCTTGGCGGTGTCGCTGACGTTGCCCGTGTAGTGCAGCACCACAAAGGCCACGTCCCGCCCGCCCAGCCGGTCATAGGTCTCCTTGCTGGCCGGGATGCTGGTGTTGATGGGGATACCGCCCGCCTTGGCGATGGGATATGCGGCAGTGATGCGCTTACCCATATCTCACTCCCCCTTGCTCAGCTGCTTGACAGCCTGATTGATGCCGGTGGCCGCCAGACCGCTGACGATGCCCACGGCAATGGCGGTGATGGGGTCGCCCGCCGGGAAGTCCGGGATGGGTGCCAGATAGTAGCTGACAGCCCCCAGCAGACCGCCGCAGACCCCGCACAGGATGGGGATCCACTTGTCGTTCATGCTGCTGGCCTTGCCCACCAGCCCCACGAGGTAGGTGATGACGGTGATAACCGCCACGCTTGCGATGCCAAAAGTTTCCATAATTGCTCCTTTCCGTGCCCGAGTCGGGCACACAAAAAATGTTGATAGGTCTTTGCTTATCGGTTTAGTCGGTATTGTACATTCACTGCCGTCTCCTTCCCTTTTTTAATTCTCAGTATAATCGTAAACGATGGTGGCATTGCTCGCACCCCAAGGAGCATTTGCTACTTGCCCCTGCGACCACGGAACATAAATGGTAGACAGTTTTGTGCATCCGGAAAATACTCCATTTGGAATTGAGGATACCGTGCTCGTAAATCTAACCGTTTCTAATCCAGTACAATTGGCAAACGCAAAATCTCCGATTGAAGTGAGTGCGGGGGGAAGGGTTATTGATGCGAGACCTGTACCCTGCTTAAATGCATAAGCTCCAATTGAGGTAAGTCCAGAGGGTAAGGCTGTCAATGCTAATTTTGGACAGTACTGAAATGCGGCTGTTGGTAATGAGGTAATCCCAGAGGGTAGGGTCGTCAATGCGAGCCTTGGGCAATTGTTGAATGCATACTGTCCGATTGAGGTAATTCCAGAGGGTAGGGCCGTCAATGATAGTTGGTAACAATTTAGAAACGCAAAATCTCCGATTGAAGTAATCCCAGAAGGGAGACTTGTTAGTACCATCTTTGAACAATTCCTAAATGCGTACTGTCCGATTGAGGTAATCCCAGAAGGGAGACTTGTCAATGATAGCCTTGGGCAATCCCTAAATACATAATCTCCGAGCGAGGTAATCCCAGAAGGGAGACTTGTTAGTGTGAGCATTGAACAATCAGCGAATGCATAATCTCCGAGTGAGGTAATCCCAGAAGGGAGACTTGTCAATGATAGCTTTGGGCAGCGATAAAAACCATTATCACCAATTGCAATTACATTGTCTGGCATATCTACTGATGTCAATTCCGCCAAATAAGCGAATGCATACTCTGGAACAATTGTTCCTCGAAATTTAGCAGTAAACACTCTACCAGAACTGTCGAGGGACGTATACTCTATATAAGGGCCTGTCGGTGGTGCTAAAAGGGCGCCGGTCACGCCGCCGATCACCACATCCTTCTTGATGTTCTCGGATAGTAGGGTGTCCGGTTTTTGAATCGTCACCTTACGCATGCCTTTGCTGCTGGTGGGCAGGATGACTTGATTGCCGGAGGGCATAGACAGCTCCACCGTCCGCTCCTCGGTAGCAAGTACCTCCATCACCTGACCCATCTCAGCCTCCAGAGGGACTTCCCCGCCGAAGGTGACTGCGAAGTCATCGCCGGGCCGGAACGCTATGTCAAACTCGATCATAGCGCAC